TATGATGTAATCATCATTAGCTTCTGAGTCCGCGGCGTAAATCTGCGAGCCTGATTGATAGCCAGCTACATTAGGAATATAAGTAACAGCCACTCTTTGATCGGTTATATTTGCGGTTACTATGCTCGTTGCTCCATTAGCCACTTCAATATCTGCTAAACGTATATATGGATTTGAAGCCCCAATAATAGCTTGAATAGCTGTATCATCAGGAGCAGAGGGTGATCCTGCAGGTGTACCTGTCACAACTTCTAATGTTGCTACATTTGAGGCTGTAGGATTAGCTGAAGCTGATTTATCTATATATAAAACTAAAGCATCAATTCTTGGATTTCCACTCGCATTTGCACTTATAGAAACATTAGTATCAACATCAATTCTAACTGGATAAGCATTTCCTATAGCTCCTTTAATGTATGCTCGTCCATCATTAACCTTTATCGTCATATCAGCTACTGATTGTTGTTCTACTTGAAGTTGATTTCCACTAATATCCAATATTCCACTTGTATCAATAAGATCTGTTATAAATTGTAAAACACTATCTTCTGGATGTGATGTTGCTCCTGTTCTTAATGTATATACTCCCATATTATAATTATACTGATTTAACTATTAACTTTTTCTATATTAATGTTTTTGCTTACTTGATTTACTAATGTATCAATGTTCTTTTTTTCTTCTAAAAGAATTGTTTTTTGTATTCTTTTAGTTAATTCATCAGTCAATGGTAAAATAAAACGAGCATTAAAATAGCTTTTTACATCATAACCAAGTCCTTTTATAACATCTTCAATCTCAGGTGGTAATATTATTTTATATTTCATATTAGCTAGTAGTAAATGTTTTAATTGTACCATTTTCACAACCTTTATATTTATGACTTGTTGAGTTATACCAAAATTCACCATCAGCAGGAGATACAGGATCTACGGTATATGAAGGTATAACTAATACTCCATCAACAGGAAATTTTAATGTTTTAATTTGAAACAATTTTTCCAATGTATCAATTCTGCTTTGTAATCCTTTTATAATAGTTATAAGTTCATCCATATTATTGTACGGTTAATGTAACTAAACCCATTCCATTACTATCAATATTTATTTGTCGTTTAATTATTCTTTTATAATCCTCATTCAACTGTAATTCATCAATGGTAATTTTTACACTATCTCCAATGTCATAATTCAAAATATCAGGATCATCATCTCGTACTACCAAAGTTAATTCAGCAATAGGAGATTGATTATTGGATAAATATTTATCACCTTTATCATTCAATGTATCTGTTGTTTCAACTTGTCTTTCTGATAATACATTTCCAAGTAATGTAAAAGATTCTTTATATGTATCATTGCTTTCTCGTGTAACATACAAAATATCATCATTAAATCCTGCTCCAACTACATATACTTTATTGACAAGTGACATTAACAAAGGCTTCCTATATCTCCATTCCATTATGTTTTTATCATCCAAATATATTTCAGTTCTGTTTTGTCCTTTTTGTGGATAATAACAATTGAATGCCTTATCATTATCAATATCACAATCAAAGCCATCTTCTAAATTACTATTTGTCATTTTAGTAATTTCATCTTTTACATTATCAAATCTAAAAGTTCTATTTCTATTTTTGCTTGTGATTGTTGCCCCTTGTGTAATTCCTAAATCTGCATAAGTATCACTTGCTTGACTTTCTTCAATTAAAGTCCATGCTATAGTTGAGGCTTCAGTACTGGTAAATTCTCGTAAATTATCAGTAAATCTTTTTCCAAGCAATACAAAATAATCAACACTTGAAACTTGAATGCTATGTCCATTGTCTGAATTACGACTCAAACTATAATCCGTTATAACTCCGTTATATACTTTTGTTTCATCTTTTTCTAGATATATTTCTCTGTATCCTCCTGTAATAAGAAAATTTACCGTTACATTTAATTTATCAGCTATATCTTTCAATGATAAATAATCAAATGTAAATGAAGCATTTTTACCTTTGTTTAATTCATCCGTAAATGAAATAGTTTCAAAAGGTAATTCAAATATAGTTCCATTTTGATATTTGAGATATAAGTTATACATGATTAGATACCTAAATAATGATCTCTAAATTCAACAGTACAAAATCCTTGTCCGTTATATGAACTGTTTGCTAAATGAATAATATTTTCTCCTGCTTGTAATGTGAAAAAAACACCACTCACATATTGCCGAACACTTGTGATAGAAGGATATAAAATAGCTGACCTATCAAAAGTATCAACAATAATATAGTCATTACTTGTAGCGAGTTCATAATTAATACTTAATGTTTCTCCTGTTGTAAGATTTGCCAAACTAAAATCATCAAGTGGTCCATAAAAAGTAAATATTGGATAAGCATTATAATTTCCATCATTGGTTAATGTTTCTTCATTAACTGCTCCTGCTGACATATCCATTGGAATACTCATAGGAATAGCCATACCACCACCATCAAAAATATATACATCTGTACTTTTTAATGTTTGGTCTTGAAGCAATGGATATTCAGCTTCAAATTCAATTAAAATTCTGCTATGGTGATAATTTTCTGCTGATAAATCACCTGCAACTCTAGCTGATTTAACATTTATTTGAATATCTGTACTATTTGCTTTATTGATTTTCAAAGTAGCTGAACCATCACGCAAAATAGTACCTATTATTTGAACCAGATTTTCACGTTCTGAAGCCAAATCTGAAGGATCATCACCAATAACCATCCATTCAGTAGCAAATTTATATGATTGAAATTTACTTATTTTTAATTTAACTCCTGAAAATCCACCTTTTTTTGATACAGATGAAGACAAAGAAGGAAAAGTAAGATTACTTATTGATTGTAAAAACCTTTTTGAGCTGTTTAATTGTTCAGTACCTAATGTAATTGTATCTATCATCTTGAATTGCGTAGCGACCACGCTAATTGATAACCAATGCTATCCATGTCAACTTGTGAATTAATTATATTGTTAACTGTAATAGGCTGATTAAAATTACTTACTTCTGATCTTTGAGAACCTTGTAACATCCCTTTACTCAATACATATTCACCCTCATGAACAACAGCAAGACCTGTATTTTTAACCCATCCACCTTTTTCATACCAATCAACATTCATTTTAGGATATTTTATTTCTTTACCCGCTACATTTACTGATCCTTCACCAATTGACAAGTGAGGAAATTTAATACTTTTTAATGCTGACATTATTCCTGAAGCCATTGTCCTAAAAAGTCCTGTTATTCGTTCAGTAATGCTTGTGATACTCGTTGTCAAGCTATTTAATTGATTAATAAACCATGTTTTTACATCATTAAATACTTTTGTAACTGTATTTTTAATGTTATTAAATGTCGTTACAAATGAAGTAGCCCATTGAGTCAACTGTGGTCCCATAACTCCCCATATTTGAAGCAAAATACCAATTATTGTAGCTTGTAAATAAGCCATAACAAACTGAACAACAAATTGAATTGCCATGAATACAAATTGAAATAATACTTGTATAGCATTGAGAATATATGAAACAACAGTCCATATTGCTTGAAGCACTGGCACTATGTAATTTTGAATAGCAGTCCAGATAGGAACAATGACAGCATTATAAAGTGATGTAAAGATATTTAGTATAAAATCATATACAGCTTGAAAGATTGAAAATATTTGATTTCTGAATACCCATATAATCGCTATTACAGCAACGATAGCCGCTATTATTAAAAATATAGGTGAAGATATGACAGCCAAGAAAACGCCCATTACTGACAATGCGGCACTTACTCCTTGTATGACTATCCCCAAACCAAACAATACAACCCCTAGTGCCCCAATTCCTGCCCCTAGTGCAAGTACACCAACGATCAAGTTAGGATGTTTTTCAGCAAATTCTGCAAATTTATTTATAAGTGGAGTAAGAGCTATTAAAAACTTATTTAAAGCAGGTAATATAACAGTTCCAAGAGTTATTCCTAAATCATAGAGATTATTACGCATAATAGCTAATTGACTTTCTGTAGTTTTGAAACGTTTTTCTGCTTCAATTGTAGCTGCATTATTTTCTTTCCATGCTGTAGTACCTCTTTTAGTTGCATTTATAACAAGATCGCCTGCATTAGCAAGTGATAAAAATGCTCGTATCAACCTTTGATCTTGCATTCCCAATTCTTCAAGAACAGTAATTGCCCCATCACCTGCATCACCTAATCCCATTACAAAGTTTTGAAACCTTTCAACTGCTGATAAATCTTTGAATTGTTCTATAGTTAATCCTGCTGTTTTAGCAAATACAGCAAGATCACCATTACCTTGAGTGACTGCTGTATTCATTGCAATAAGCACTTTCTGTACTGCTGTACCTCCTGATTCTGCTTCCACTCCTACAGATGACATAGCCGCACCAATGGAAAAGATTTCGTTTGTTGCCAGTCCTGCGATTTTACCTGCTCCTGCTATTCTGTTTGCAAATCCTACAATTTCTGCTTCAGTAGTTGCAAAGTTATTTCCCAAATCAACCACAACAGAAGCCATGCGATCAACATTGATAATAGGTTCTTGCATTATGTTTGCAATACGAGCAAATGAAGTAGCCGCTTCTTCACCTGAAAGATTAGTAGTAACACCAACTTTTGCAACAGTATCAATAAATTTTGTTAAATTATCTACACCACGAACTCCCAATTGTCCTGCCATTTCCCCGATTTTGTTCATTTCATTTGCAGATATTGGAGAAATTTTAGCTATTTGTCGTATATTATCACTTAATTTTGTAAAATCAGATTCTGAAGCGTCAACTGTCTTTCTGATACCTGCAAATGAAGATTCAAAATCAACAGCCGCTTTTCCTGCCATAACAAGAGCCGCTGTTGGAGCTGCACCAAAAGCCACCATTTTGCCACCTACGTCTTGAAGATTAGAGCCAACTTTATCAAGTTTGCCACTAAATTTATCTAATTGATTTGAAGCTTCATCACGAAGTCTAATTATTAGTTGTAATACATTGCTATCCATATATTAATTATACTTATATAAACTAATTATTTTGTTCTCATTCCTTTCTTTTGTGCTTTCATTTTTGCTTCTTGTTTTTTATTCTCAAATTCTTCAGCTTTTGATTTTTGAAAATGTAATTCCATCATCATATCAACCCAATCATGAGGCTGTGCAACAACCTGTGTATAAGTTAAATTTAACACATAACATATATAAGGTATCTCATATTCATTAGGTAAAGAAGCTACGCCTTGAAAGAATTTGAAGATTTGAAGGTTATTTTTTTTTCCCAGTTTTCACTTTTGAAGCAAAAAGTTCAGTCATGCTATCAATTTTCTCATATACCACCTGTCCATCTTCTTCTTTCCATGACATAACCATCTCATATAGACCATCTATATATTCTTTTTTGTCAATGACTATCTTTTCAATAATCATTTTGAAGGCTTGATCTTGTAGTTCTTGCATGAAGTCAACAGAAAAATCTTGTACCTCTGCTTTTCCTGTACCTGAAGGTTTTATACGCATTTTAGCGTATATGATTTTCATTAATTGTCTTTTTTGACCAAAAGTAAAATATTCTTTTAGATATACTTCATACCCTGAAGGTGTGGTAATAACCATAAAACGTTTTCTAACTTTTTAACAACTTTAGATAGTAGCTTGCGTATTCGTAAGCTCTGTCTTTATAAGACCATTGGTAGCATCTTCTCTCGCTTCAAATTCTATTGATAACGCATTATAATCAAAATCAAGTTTTGTTTCTACTTTTGAGAATGCACATTTACTCATTGTAAGCTTCAATATATCATTTGAACTTGCTCCAATACTGGCTCCTGTTATCTCAATAATAAGTTCTGCTTCTGTTGCATTAATAAGGTCTGTAAGATAAGCCGCTGTGTAACTGTCTACATAACAAGTAAATGATCCTTTTACTTCTGATTGCTTTAGATATTTAGCCGATGCTTCTAATGCACCAAGCCCATGAAATACTTCAAGTCCATTATCAACTTCCAGTTCAAATTCTTCAACTTTTGATTTGATATCTGTTCCTGCAATGGAAAATTCAGTTATATCAGCCCATGTGAAAGGTCGTGTTGTATCATATGAAGCTGTAATAGCTGAAGCTGTTGCTTGTGTTTTTGCAAGACCATCAACCGTCATATTAATCAAATCTCCAACTTTACCACTGATTTTGAAATTTTTGACTACATAGCCTGCATATCTACGAATGATTGAACCAATTTTTTGCTCAACAGTAAGTGCAAGTTGTGAAGTACTTTCTGCAAATGTATGTTTATAAACCACTCCTGCCTCAGGTTCTGTGACTGTATCACTACCGAAGAATGATTTCAAAAAGTATGTAATAAATTTTGGATACATGGCAAATTCATATCCGCCAGTAAACATTCTTTGACCAAGATAAAAAGCCTTGTTTTTAGGTGCTGTGGTTTTGATGGCTTCTACACCAGTTAAATTAGTTTCAATTTGAAGTCCGTCTGAAGGAGATACAGGTACAGATAATGTAGGTGTAACTGCTGTACCCCATGCTGTTTCTTTTCCGATTGATATTTGATTTGCAAAGCCTTCCATATAATTATTATACTGTAATTAGTAATATTTTTTCGTTGATTTCTTCTTTTCTTCAACCTTCTTTTTTTCAACTACAAATAATGGATGATTTAATTCAATTTCTGTAATTACTATTTCATCAGGTTTAACTTCACCTATATTAGGAACGAATACAATTTGATTTCCTATATATTTATATCTCATATAATCATTATACTAATATTTCTGATATTTTTATAAATATCTATTTTGTCTTGTGCTTGCTATATATTCTATTTCGTACACAAAATAATCTGATTTACCCTTTATAAATTTAGCGTCTCCTTTAGTTAAAAGAGAAAAATCAACCACTCCTAATAAAGTAATATTTGTTTGATTGCTTATCTTTTCAGTTATTGTTTGAGCTATCTGTCTGATTTTAACTTGTGTTGTATCATGTGAGTCTGTTAATTCTCCCCACACTCTGATCATTACTTTGTATCTACGGATAGTATCTCGTAAGTTCAAATATTGATCTTCATGACCAATAGGAGTAATAGTTACAGCGGGATATTTAGTTATTTCTTTTGGTTCTGTATTATAAACAATCTGAACGCCTGAAACGTTTTCTGCTATTGTTTTTAATGCTGAAATTATTGTATCCATTTTATAATCCTGTTAACTGTTTGATAACTTGAAAACCTTTATCTTTAATATCATCCATTCTGTCTTGTACTTTTTGTAATCCTTTTTTCATAAATTGTTTTGGTTGTGTACCTCTTACTTCTTTTGCAAATATTGTTTTACCTGCTTTATTTTTAAATACTAAAAATCTTCCTCTTGTTGGTTTAATAGGTCGTTTATATGGTCCATAAATTCCTGTACCATATTCTTGATACTTTGCATACTTTACATCTGTTCCTATTTTTCCTTCAAAATCAGACAATATATTTCTTGTTATAGAGCCCCTCAATGTATTTTTATCAACAGGTGCTTCTTCTTTTGCTGTTGCCATTGCTAAAAGAGTAGCATAATCAATCATTGTACGACCTGCTTTGCGAATAGCAGTACCATTTATTTTATTTGCTATTTCTTTTGCATTTACAAATTCTATTTTTAGATTATATCCTGCCATATATAATCATTATACATTTTTCTTATGCTACTTTTACTGCTACTGCACTAAATAAAATATTTCCCATTACTTTATCTTTTCTTGCAATACCTTTTATTTGAAATTTATCATTCAATGTTAATGGACTATCCTCAACATCAGTAACCACAAGTTCAGCTTCTGGTGAAAGACTTGTAATTTGACCATTAATAATAACTGTGTATGCTTGACCTACAGGAAGTTCAGGATAAAAAGCTAATGTTTCTTGCGAAGCAGGAATAATAGTAGCTCTAATACCAGTTGTTGTGGCGGTAAAAGTTTTGGATGTGGCATTACCAGTTAATTGATTGATAGTAACTATGCAATTTTGATTGATCATACATTAAACGCCCTGTATTGATTGATAATAGCTTTCAGGTAATTTGCAATAGATATGTTATCAAATGAAAGGTTTAATCCTCCACTGATACCTATTGAAGTTACTCCTTTTGTTCCATATTCTTTTGATAGGAATAAATCAGCTACTAATCGTTTAATGGCAAGAGTAACATCAGCTCCCCAAAATTGACTTATTGAATAATAAATCTTCATAGCTTGACTGTTATCTATTGCTGAAGGTATCAATTGTGTAATGCGAATATGATCTTCATAAACAAACAAATCAGTACCTAATGTCAATACATTATTTACTCCATCTACTTGATACTTTATGTTACCATCAACAGTAATTTTGCTAATCGCATTAATTGGAAAATTAGCAGTTAAATATTCAAATCTACCTGCATCTACTGTTTCATAGTAAGTCATTCCACTATATTTGAATTGTCTATTTGTTTGATTACAAATAAATAATTCAATTGAAGTAATTAAATCAGTAATAACATTTTGTTCAGTAGCAGTAAGTGTTTTACCCACTAGATTAGCAATGTCCGTATAGGTTAAACCGCTCCATCCTGATAAATAAGGTCTTGATTTAGTATCTGCCATATCATGTTATTTTGTTTTAACCTGTCCTTTTTTCATTGAAGTAGTCTTTCTTTTCTTGATTTCTTTTTTTACTTCTTGCTTCACTGCTATTACAGGTTCATTTTCTAAAATTTCAACACTTCCACCTAAAGCATAAGCAACTTGTGGCTCAACATCAAATTCTCCACCAACAGCGTATTTTTTACCTTGATAGGTAACATTTTCAAGTGATTTAATTATCATAAACTTTTTCTAACTTATAAACTTTTAATAATCAATTAATTGATTACTAAAAGATTGGCTCTGTGGTATTTATTAGGTTTATTTGTTTCACCTACCATTGCCACTCACCCGCGAGCCAACAGGTTATTTTCGTTAAGAAGCCGCTGTCTTCAAGACTGCGAAAGCCTTATCAGCCTCTGCCAGTTCAATGTCAATTCTTTCAATGACACGTACTGCTGACATATTTCTCTGGAACAAGTTGAGTGTAGTATTATCACTATCTACAACTGTTGCCTGATTAGATATATCAATACTCATCTGTTGACGATCTCCGAACAACATATATTTTAGATTACCGAATGCTAAAAATTTAGTTGCCGCAGCATCATCAGTAGATTTTGGCATTGTGCTAACAAGAGCTACTGGGAAATTCCAGATAGTTGCAGGCATACCGTTGGCTGGCTGTTGAACGATATATTGACCAGTTGTATCTTTAACCTTGCGAAGAAGATTAAACACTGAAAAAGTCATATACCATTTTCCACCATCCAAAGCATTTTCATCTATCTGATTGAGCAAGTCAAGCAGATAGTCTGCGTTAACATCTGTAAAAGCATCATCACCACTATCCATGGTAACGACATTTACATTACTATCTTGAAAAATTCCTTCGCCTGAACTTAGTCCTTCAATACCCCATTCATCTTCTTTTGAAGCAAGAGCTTCTCCAGAAAGAGTAGTCAAAAGATCAACTACACCAACATTAGCATCAGCTAATAGTTGATTTGAAACAGGAATTAGAACTGCGAGTTCCTGTGCAACAAGCTGTACTGAACCAGTGGTTGGCTGTGAAGCAGTAATAGCAGCTTTTTCAGCTACTCTATATGCTGTTACAGTTCCTGCTGTAGGTACATTCAGCGTGTCACTTGCCATTGGATAAAGGCGAGCATCACGACGAACATGACCATACTTACCTGCGATCCGAATTACTTCGGATGCAAAGTACTCAGGTACCAATTCTGCACCTGCCGTTGCTTCTCCGCCTGAAAGTGCTTTTGATTGTGCGCGATCACCAAAGTATTTAGCTTTGATATATTCTGCAGTTTTCTCTTTCATCTCTCTGGTCTGTGTTGCCTCATCGGCTTTACCAAAGATATCTTTGCGGTTTGGAAACTCCTTCAGAAGTTTTTCGTAAACTTCTGCCGTTACGCCTTTTTGAACATCAGCGAGGAGTTCTTTTAATTTGTTTTCGTCCATTATATTTTTTCACCACCTTTCTGATTAATGTTAATTATTAATTTCAATGATTTAAGAGCATTACCAATATGACTATCTGATTTTACAACCATTCGCCTAATTGATAGTAATGCTTCTTGTAACTCGTTATTTGTTTCTTCTGATTTTTCTTCTACCTTTTCAATAATTTTTTCTTCAACTGTATTAGTATCTTTTATGATTGATTTTAATTCTTCTCTTATAATAGCTTTCAAATCTTTCACATCTAACACAACCACTTTCTTTTCTTCAACAGTTTCAATAGTTTCTTCATCTGTTTCTGATTCTTTTTCTGTTTCTTCTTCAACAGTTTCAGGCTCATTTTCTTCAATTTGTCCACCTTTTTCTTCAGTTTCTTCTTTATCTTCTTCATCAGTTTCAACAACTT